AAGACCATCAGCAGGATTGCAACTCGGAAGACCAGACGGAGATTCTCAGGTAAATATCTTTAGAATTAGAGGCGGTGTTGAAGAGCAAATCTTCCCAAATAAAGTAGATTTTTATCAGCCACAATTTGAAGATGCAACTGGTATTGGAATAAATGACTTTATTTACGGTTCAGAATATGCATATTCTTATACTATCATAAATACTGACGTTGATGTTACTGCAACAGGAATTAATGGTAGCTTATCATCTGCAACTCAAACCTTTACAACTGACGAAGTAAATTTTGATGCTGAAGATGTCGGAAGAGTTATCGTAGTTCAAAACTTAGTAAATGAAGATGGCGAGCTAAAGAGCGCCATGGCTGGTGTAAGATTTAGTATGTTTGGACCAACCGCAGCTGGCATTGAGACAAACCTTCTTGTTATTACTGCAGTCATAAATGATAATACTGTAGTTGTAGAGGGAGCTGCTGATGGATATGCTCTAGTCAGTGATTCTACAAACATTCAGTTTTACATTAGAGATGAAGCAGATACCACAGATCAAAGAGCTGCTTTATTGCTAAATGAAGATCTTGTCAATAGTGGAAATCTAAAGCTAGGTGATGGTCTAAGAATTACTTATGTTGATCAGGTTGATGCAGACTTCTTTGATACCAATTGGTTTGAAGCTTTTGAAGCTCTAGAAGCAGAAGAATGTCAGATCGTCGTTCCTCTACCACTACAAAATAGAAGCGGAATTTTCCGTGCAGCAGTTCAGCACGTAGAAACCATGAGCACCATTGCCATCCAAAAAGAAAGAATGACGATGTTTGGAGCACAACAAGGTGTTACACCAGAGGCCCTTATTGGCCTAGAAGAGGTCGCCGTAGAAGATATCGGTGTTCTAGAAGGCATCCAAGGAGACGATCCAGAAGAAGTCCTCGACGGAAATATTGAAGATTTACAGAACTATAAGCTAAGCGATAACTTCACTAGTAATAGATCAGTTTACTTCTACCCAGATCAAATTGTAAGACCAATCAATGGATCAAATACCTTCATTGATGGATTCTATATCGCCGCTGCCGCTGCTGGTTACCTATCCGCAACACAAAATGTTGCAATACCTCTAACAAATAAAATTCTTTCCGGCTTCAACATCCTGAGAGATAAAAAATATAGACCAGTAATTTTAAATCAACTTGGCGCAGTTGGTGCTACAGTTTTACAACCTGTAATTGGTGGTGGTAAAGTTTTGGCTGGTAGAACCACCAGTCAGTCAGGATATGTTGAGGATGAGGAAATTTCCATCGTCTTCATTAGAGATAGAGTAAAGGAAGTCATTCGTCAAGGCTTAAGGCCATTTATTGGAGTTGTAGAAGATAACAATACTCAAGGCTCAATGACTGCAAAAGTTATAGGCTTACTAGCCTCTTTAATTACTCAAGGGCTAATTACAAACTACAAGAATGTACGCGTCGAGAGAGATAAGCTTGATCCAAGGCAATGGAATGTTTACCTACAATTCCAGCCAGCCTATCCAATCAACTACGTATTCATTGATATCGAAGTTGGACTACTCTAATATAGGAGAAATATATGGCAACCTATCCTAAAACTGGCTCGATTCTAGATGGCACCACTAGAACTGCACTTTCTACCCAAATACTGGTTCTTGTAAATAATGAACCAGTAGGTGCCATACAGTCATTCCAAGAATCACAAGCCAGAGATATTAAGAGAATTTATGAGCTAGGTACAGATGGCGCAATTGATCAGGCTCCAAATGGCCATGCAACAGTAGATTTAACCGTCAATCGTATAGTATTCGACGGTCTAAGTATTACTGAAGCATTCTCTAGAGGTTTCAGAAATCTTCAAGCTCAAAGAATTCCATTTGATATTGTGGTAATAGATCAATATACCGGAACTGATAATGACGCAGTTATTACCACTTATAAGAACTGCTGGTTTAAGAGTATATCAAAAACCTATCAGGCTGAATCATTTACAATCACTGAAGATTGCGGCATTCAAGCAGAGACTATAATGACAATTCGTGGTGGTGAAGCTGTCGCCCTAAGTCAAGGTACTGGTGGCGGCAGACAGGTTCCAACTCAAATTGATGATGTTGAACTACAGGCTGACTCAGGAACCAGAAGAGGTTCCCTAGATTTCCCAGGCTTGATTAGCGCAGCATTCTAATTTAGCCTAGCCTACTTAAAAGGAGACCAAAGTGGTCTCCTTTTTTATTTTCATACTATTTATAGTTTTAAACAAAAAAGTATTTTTTTCTTTTTTCTGGTACTTTTTATATATAGAAAAGAGGAAATATTGTATACTTTAGATGAGCTAAAAGAAAATAGGGAGACTTGGAAGGGGCTAGATTTAATTTCTGTTAAATGTAGCTGGTGTGATACTTCCTTTGAAATTAAGAATGGAACCCTGTACAATATAATACGACGAGAGGCAGATGGGGTATATTGCAGCAGAAAGTGTGCTGGTTCAGGTAGAGCATATAGCACCCAGGATAAGTATCAAAGTGATGGTGGAAAAACATGTAAAAGGTGTGGGGAGTTTAAAAGTTTAGATAACTTCTCAAAGTTACCAAATCCACCATACCTAAGATCTGAGTGTAGACGATGCCATAATTATAAACCAGCCAGAAGTTTTTCATTATATAAAGAAAGAGCAGCAAGAGAGCAAGTTCCATTTTTAATAACCCTAGATGACTTTGCATCATTTTGGAATAAAAAATGCTTTTATTGCTCTTCGGATATCAAAAAAATAAGAATAGAAATGCTTAATCCAGATATGGGTTATGAAGCAAAAAATGTTGTTTCCTGTTGCGCCGATTGTCAAAAGCTAAAAGGTGATTTGAAGCATCTAGAATTTGTAAATATGTGTCACAAAATTAGTGATAATTTGAGGAGGTAATTCATGAGTAGAAGTGGAAGAGGTGTTGTAGAACATGATGCTGCATCTAGAATCAGAGGTGCTGTAAAAAATATTCCAGAAGGTGTATCTAAAGCAGTTGAAAAGCTTAAGGAAGTTAATGAAGAATCTGAAGTTAAAAAAGATACAAATATCCACCCAGGATTAAGAAGCCTTGTTCTATTAGGCAGAATGTCTGAAGATGTAGTCTTTGGAGAGTATACTTTTAAAATATCAACCCTAACTTCAAAGCAGCAGAAAGATATTCTAAAGAGATTCTTCCTTCTTACCAACGAAGAAAAGGTTGCCAACATAAAGATTCAAACACTCTCTGAAGCAATATCCACAGTTAATGATATGCCATTAGAATCACTATATTATGGTGAAGAGGAGCTTGATTCACAAGGAAAGAAGATGGCAGTCATATTAGAGCTACAATCAAACGTCATAGATAAGCTCTTTGAAAGATTTGAAGAATTAAATAAAAAATCTGGATCTATGTTTCAAAACGGAGGTTTAGAAGACAGTGTAAAAAACTAATAGAGGAGCCAGAATTCTGGCTCCGCTGGGAACTTTGTAAAATTTGGAAATGTAGAATAGATGATCCAATCTTTGAAAATATATCCAATGTACAGTGGCATTTTTATTCTGCGATGATAGCTAGAGATAAGAGATTGGAAAATGAAACTCAATTAGCGTTCTATGATTATCTTGCATCCTTCTGGAATGCAGAGGCTGTTAAAAAAGCACAAGAAATTAGAAGCAAGAAAGAACTCCATAGCTTTAAGGATGATGAAGAATTTGAAGATAGTATAGTCTCAGGAGAATATAGGAAAAATGAACTATTGGATGCGGTATTGAAAATGAGAAAAGTTCAGGCATCAGAAAATTTTGATAATAAAGTAAAGGAATATTCTAAAGTTAGAATACCTGGAGATATGTCAAGCATAAACAATATGCTAGAAAAATTTAACAAATAACAAGTAGGTAATTTAAATGGCAATAAATCCAAATGATTTAAAAGCTATGGAAGAGGCTCTCGAAAAGTATAATGAACTTAGAGAAGGGGTCGAGGGAGTTGCACAAGCTATAGAAAATATGTCTTCTGCTGCAAGAAGTGGAACTCTAGGCTTATATCAGGTTGTTAATACAGTAAAGCAGATGAATCAAAGCATGAGTAAGGCTATGGAAACCCTTGGAGGCCTTGGCACTGTCATGCTTAATGGAAATGCTATTGGTGCAAAAATTATGCAATCTTTCAGCTTAGCTTCCGATGCAATGTCTTTATTTGGATCTATGGCTGAAGAAGCTATACAGACAATGGATGCTGCCGGAAAAGGCTTGGATGCCGTAACTAGCTATAACAGAGAATTAAATAAGTCAATGTTTGAACAAACTGCAGCATTTGGAATGGGCCTTGATGCCGCAATTAAGTATGGAGATTATATAACTAAAACTGCAGAAACTATGGCTAATGCAAGTTCAGGGTGGGTAAAGGGCGCAGAGCTTGAAGAAGCTATGAAGGCGATGACTAGCGTTGGGATACCCCTAGAGAGAATGTCTGATCAAGTTGTTACTGCTTCAGGAAGTTTTGATCTTTTAACTACTGCCGTTCTTCATTCTAAATCTATAGGAATGAGTACAAGTAGCTATATGGAAAATATGAGTAAATTGATGAATCAGCAGGGTTTGTCAACTCAAAAAGCGGCAGAAACTATGGCCATGTTTGGTGAGGTTGCAAGAGATACAGGTTTTAAGGTTTCGGATGTTGCCGGAAGCTTGCAGGGCGTGGCTAATAACTTTGCAAAACTAGGTATGTCGGCAAGCTTTGGCGCTGGAATCCTTGAAGGATTTACAAGATCGCTTAAGTCGGTAGGAATTGGCTTTGAAAATGCTTTAGAGCTATCAGCAGGACTAAGCACTTCTATTGGCAACTTATCATCAAATTATGCAATGGCTTATGTAACATTTCAACGGGGCGGCCTAGACTTCAACAAAAGTGGTACAGCGCTTGGAGCTAGTATAGGCATGAGAGCAGAGATGCTTGATGCCGAAAAACGTGGTGATCAAGGGCAGATGGGTATGCAAATAGCAGGAGCTATAAAGGATACTCTTGCATCTTTTACCGGTGGAGAAATTCTAACAGTAACAGAAGCCAGAGATAATCCTCAATTAGAAGCTTTATACTTTACCCAAACAGAATTATTAAAGAGTATGTATGGCATAACTGATACTGCCGCTCAAGATAGAACTCTAGAATTATTAAAACAACTAGGTGATGCAACAGAATCTGGAGACACTGAGCTTGCAGAGTCTTTAGGCAAAGATATCCAAGAAACTGTAAAGATGAGAGATGAGACACTTAGCGTCCAAGAGAAGATGGAAACTCACCTCAGCAATATTTATGCAGCAATGAATGTTCAGCATAGAGAATTAATAAGTGCATTAATTCCATATGGAAATGAAGTAGTTGAAGGTGTTGGCAAAGGAACCCGTTTAGTTAGGGGTCTTGCCGATAGCGCAACTAATGCATTGGCAGGAACCAATACTCCACCAGAAACTGGAGCAGCTGCTGTTGGAACCACTAATACAGGTCAGGAGGCTGGCACAGGAGGTGGAGGTGCAGGAGGCGGTGGAACAGGTGGGGCAGCAGGTGGAACGACTGGAGGCACTCAAGCCGGAGGGGGAACGGCTGGTACTGCAGCTCCAGCCGCCACTGTTGCTTCAAATAATACAAATGCAATATTAAACAATTTAGCCGCACAAATATCATTATTAGTTTTGGAATTAGGAAAAAATAATAATGCCAGAACTACAACCAGATAACAGGAGAGATTATGCCATTTCAAAGACAAACTATGAAGTTTTTACTTCCACTAAATGTTCGTGCTCTGGGACGGGATGATCTTGTTGGGCGTGCTATTGTTCCTTTTTATATTAATCCACAGTCGTTTAACATTCAAGAAAATAAAATTATAAACTCTACGCTAACTAAGGGAGGTTACTCTATACAGTATTGGGGTGAGGAGTTGACTACAATATCTGTTGGGGGTACAACAGGATCTGGAGGTATTGAAGCTGTTAATATATTAAGAGCTATTTATAGGAACGAAATAAATGTTTTTAATGATATTTTAAAGCAAAGAGCTGAAAATATGCAGCAAGAATATATAACAGCATTTGGCTCTAATGAAAGTTTGAATAGAACAGCATCCTTTGGAGGAGGGGTCAGGGCGGCACTAGATGATTTAACAAGCGGTGGTTTTTCTAATTTTACATCTGGAGCAAAATCTGCAATAGAAGAAATTGTTGATGCAGCCACAGGAATTTCTGATTCTAATCCAACAAATGTGGAGTTAGTTCCAAGCCTTGGAGCTTTTGCTACCAGCCTTATTCTATATTGGCAGGGTGAAAAATTTCAAGGATACATAAAAGATTTTAAGGTTGATGAAAACGCAGCCACTCCAGGAAACTTTGATTATTCCTTTTCATTTACAGTAGTAAAAAGAAGTGGAGTAAGAAAGAATTTTGCAGCCTGGCATAGAAATCCCTATGATTCAGCTGGCAATCCAGTTTCTGCATCTATACCAAAAGAAGGCGCCAGATTGGATGAACTAACATTTCCAACTAGAACCCAAATAGATATACTTGGCTCCCAAATAAATACAAGAGATTCATCTTTAACAAATAATTATTCAATAACCTCCAAATTTAGACCTGATCAAAATTCTCAAAATGATCGAAACAATGTTGGTATAAATAGAAATCAGAAGGTAAGAGGAAGTTAATGAAAAAAGAAAATTATACTGTTGATTTTAATAATGCGGTAGTGTACAAGTTTCAAAATATACTAACAGATATAGCCAATGGTAATTTCCCAGTTAGACATAATTCTGATCCTTTATATAATACACTAAACAAAGAGAGTAATTTATTTGGATATGGCACTAGAACTTTGCTAGGCCAAGATAGAATATTGGCTTCAACACCAAACGAAAGAAGTATATCGGTATTATCTCCCAGAGCTTCTGTTCTTGTAAAGAAAAAAGCATTTTCTAATTTTAAAGCAAATAATGATCTACAATGGTTGGATAAGACTGAGAAAATGCTTTTGAGGGCAACAAAAGCACTTTTTGCATATAAGGTAACTCAAATCAGAGCATACGAAAGTTTAACCAAAATAGAGAATATCTTTCAGGAAGGTTCTGAGTTAAGCTTAAATTTATTGGTTGACTTATTTCATAACGCTCAGTTTTTAACACCACAGCCAGAAGACTTTGTAAATGAAAATAGAGACAGATTTACTAGAGCATTTCAATCACTAGCTCAAGTCACATCTAATGCTTTTAAAAATTATGATTACGAGAATATAAAACAAGACATACTCAAAATTCTTGAGAGAAATGCTTTTGCTAGCGATATGCAATTAACAACCTGGATTGTAGATCCTAACGACCCAGACAATTATGGCACAGGTCCAGGTACAGGTGTTATAGAATTAGGAACTTTTAACACTTTTAATACTGCTTGCAATCTGGAGTCAAGCCCAACATCTGCAAGTGTTACCCTACAAGATCCATATAGAATAATGTATATTACAGAGGGTGATATAGAAATTGCAATTGAAGAAGCTTTAATTGGATCAATTGGAATTCTAAAAGCATTAGGTTCGCCAACCATTCCTGTGGACGCACAAAGCGCGGTGTATGCTGGGATGGAAATATTGGGACTAGGTGGCTTAGATTCAAAAGTAAATGTTGACTACCTAAGAGAGCGATTGAGAGTTTTTTATCTAGGAAAGCCATTTATAAATCCTGGTGATGGTATTCATTTTTATATTCGCGGAAATAAGTCAGTAAATGATTTCAATAAAAATTTTGATACACTCAGCGAAAGAGACTACTTTTCTATAGATGAATCTATACTTGAAGCAGAAAGAATATTATTTACTAACAAGAGTATAGATTTAGATACTTATAAGCGCTTAAGGCAATTTTCGGATAACTCATTTGGGATGCGACATGTTTGGGGTGGCGTAGTTTCTAAGACTAGCGAATCTTGGAGTAGTGGTCAGTGGACGCTATCAGTAGACTGTGCTGATAATATGACTTGGCTAATGTGGTCAAGGTTTATGGATGAGCCAGCATTACAAAATCCTCAGGGTATCTTAGAGGACCCACTAACACCTTATGAGATTAAAAAAGATAAAACGAATACTATCATTACAGAGGGGGCGCCAGAATTATTAGATGAAAACAAGGAGTTAATAAGAAGCGGTTTATTAACTTATGATTCTGGACTATTAAATGGACAATTTGCAACAGAGACAAACCTTCTGCAGGGACAATACAATTACAGCGGATCACTCTCTGGAGCAAAAATACTTCAACATCCACACGGCTTGGTGTATAGGTGGAAAGAGGGAATTCTAGCTGTCACAAATTCCTTGTCAGTAAATGATCCAGCAAATGAGACTATGACTACTGTACGTCAGTACTCAAGATATTATGGTCAGCAAGTAGCACAAACAGTCTTAAACAATTTGGACATTGCGAATATATTAAGCATATTGATTGTTGGACAACCATACAATATGGAATCATTTATAGACCAAGCATTTACGGCACTAAATATTACAAGCAAATCTGGTAACCTTAGCCCTACAGATCCGCTATCTGCTGTAGTAAATATAATAAGAGCAAATAATACGGCATTTGGAAATTTTCAACCATACAGACTCATAACTTTGAGTGATCAAACCCTACTACAATCTGCAAATAGTTCAATACTAAAAACAGAAACAAATGAAAATATAAGAAAGCTCAGAGAAAGAATAATAAAGCTAGACTTTTTGATTGATAAATTAAGGCAAGAAAAAAGAGCAAGGTTTAGAAATGGAAACTCCGAAGTAATTAAGATCACAAATCCAGTTGCCAATAGCAATGATTTTATTATCAGAAGCTTGCTAGCAGAAAGAGATACCCTCCAGAATGGCATCAAAGAACAAATATCCTTGCTAAAGGGTGGTGGAGCTTTAACTAGCAAAGATATCATTACTCAGAATTTTAATTTATTTGGAAAGATGAAGACACTTCCATTATCCGGAAATTATTCTGCAGACCATCAAATAACCAGGGCAATGACTTTAGTTGGCGCCCAAAGAAGAATAGAGGACGTAAGACTAAATAGAGATAAAAATTTATTTATAGTTTCTGATCAGTATGATGAGCTTACTGATGTTAGGGCTTTATTGTTGCAAGTTGGAAAATCAGACTATAGAATATTTAAGGGTGAATTCGTTTCTGTATATGATAAGTGTCAAGAAGCAGCTGGATTTTTAAATCTAGAATTTTTTTGCAATACGCAAGGACATCTTGAGTTTAGGCCACCACAATGGAACAAAACACCGCTATCAATTCTTGAAAGGCTATTCGAGATCTCAAAAAGAACTGGTAAAAAAATTGTTCCAGACTTTCTAACTCAAGCATTCCAAACCAGAATTGATTCTATAAAAAGAGAAATATATTCTTACAATATACGAATTGTTATATTGTGCCTGTTGTTAGATAGATATCCTGACAGAAGCTTGATACCAAATTTTAGTTCAACAGTAACAACAACCTTATCTGGTCAAAATACTATGTCAAAAAATGATAAGGTTGCTAATGCTAGCTTAAATTTCTTTGGTGTCTCACAAAAAGGAACAGGAGAAAATGCGCAAATATCTCTAAGAGACTCAAGTGCTAAACCTATAAAATACAAGAGTTCTCTAATGGAGCTAGAAATATCTGGAACAGGCTTTACCGGAGGCTTTCAGGGTGATACAGAAACTTTACTTGGAGAATTTGATCCAATATTCCAAGAGGAGTATGGCGTCACTACTAGCGTTTTAACTGTGGCATCACAACCATCAGGACAGGCGGCAAATCAAATTGCTAATGCATCTAACCTAAATAACTTAAGGAAAGCCTTTACAAAAGAATATGGTATAGATCCAGCATCAGATTTGGCTAGTAACAATGGTCAGTTTCAAGATTCCGACTTTATATATTTTAAAGATGATGCCGGGGATGGAAACAATATTGACAAGGCATCAAGATATCTAAAGTTGCTGCAAGAAACCATATCTAAAAGAGATAACCTAGTTACAATACTTAAAAGAAATAAAGATAAACTAGATGAACTAGAAGAAGTTGAAGAAATATTATCTGGAGAATTTTCTGGCCGCCCACAAAATTTCATAGATAATATAATAAATACAACTAAGACTATATCAAGTATATTTAACGGTGACGCAACAAAAGGCAGTTTATTTGATCACTTAGTAGAAGATGACAGAAGAAACTATACTGGCCCAGGGTCTGGTCAAAGATTTATAATCAAGGATGTTGATATAGTACAATGCTCATTTTCAGAAGAGCCTCCTGAATATTGCCGAGTAGATTTCACTGGTAATGCACCTATTATCGGAGAAGGTACAAATAGCGCTACAGAAAATACTTATTATTGGGCAGGTGTTGTTGACTTTGATTTATGGAGACAATATGGGTTTAAGCATGGTGGATCTAAAGGCTTGCCTTTCGCAAATGATGCCGAGACTGTAACTAAGCCTTATGCCCTAACTGATATTCAGCTTCAAAGATTAAAAATAAATCAGGGGTCAATGACTGTAGTTGGTAACGAATACTATGAGCCTGGAGATATAGTATATGTACAAACTAAAGAGTTACTATACTATGTTAGATCAGTAACTCATAATTATTCATTTTCTGGTGAATTTACTACAAATATAACTTTAGAGTTTGGACATCCACCAGGAACATATTTGCCAAGCCCTCTAGACATAATTGGTCAGCAGTACAGTAGAGATTCACTCAATGGTTCATTCATAACCTATAGAAATATAAATGGCGATGATAACTATAAAGTTTTAGAGCCAGATAGCTCAATAGTCTTCCCTAGAAATAAAAAGATAACCGAAGAAAATATTGCATTATTATTGGATTACAAAGATAATGCTATAAGATTTACGAACATGATTACACAACTTACAACAATGATTAGGGGTAATAGACTAGTATTAATAAGAGGATTCATTACAGAAGATACAGAGGAGCAGCTAGCCGAAGTAAATGATAATATTGCTATCATTAAATCTTTGCTTCAAAAGCCTCAATCCCTCGTAAGAGAAAAGGCTAGCGATATATTAGATATAAATAACCCTGCTAGTTTTGGTTCAATAATTGGTAATAACAAAGGAACAAGAGATATGGTATTGCCAACAGGGATGCCTATATATCCTATTCCGCTAGAGAGTATCGCAGAACAGGTGGTATATCTAATCCCAAATGCCAATGGAGAATATGGCCAGACTAATGTAAAGGTATTTAATCCACAAATATTATCAAAAAACATCTTAAAGAACAAAGAAGTTACAGTTGATGATTACCTATCTGTTTATCCAAAGGGTGGGCCTAAACAAAAAACATGGCTAGATATTAGGTCGGATTTTGAATTTTCTAGATTTTTGGGTGGATCAAGGGCACGTTCCATATCAAACATAATAGAGATAGGTATTCTAGATGTAGAACGCCCAATTAAAAATGCTTAGGAGAGGCTATGCCTTCAGAATCGTTTTCAGAATTAGTATTTGAAGCTACAATTAAGTATATTGATTACAATTCCGGGTGGTGTAAGCTAGAGCCTAAGAATCTAAACCCAGGTACATATTTAGATGCTTTAATTCCTAACTTTGCCGGAGCAGGAGACCCCGGATTATTCATTGGGTTTAGAACAGGAACAAAAGTTGTAGCGATGTATACCTCTGGCAGAAGCCCATATGTTACAGTCGTTGGAACGCTACTGCCAGAAGAAAATTTATATCCAAACCCTATGCCTAGGGTATCAGAAACTCCAAGAGATATGCCCAGAGGTACTGCAGGATATCCAGTTATTTCTGCTGGTGATGTATACCTTAGGGGCGTTAACTCTTCTGAAGTATCCTTTAAAAATGGCGATATAAATATTATAGGTGTAAATGGCTATGGCATAAGGCTTAAGAAAAATATGGATAAACTTTCAAGCTTGCATATGACTGAGGATATTTTACAATACTCTAATGCAGGAAGAAGTTTCTTCGGTGCAATCAGAAGGATGCCTGCAGATCTAAGAGGTTTATATCCAACTTCAGATCTAAATATAGCTCCATTCTTTTCTGACTTAGATTATACCATTACTAAGCCAATTGGATTCTTTACCAATAGCAAAGCACTGATGAGAACATTTGATACTCAAAAGAGAAATCCTGAGCTATCAGAGTATCGTTTTGTCATAAATGAATTTACAACAAACAGTATGTTTACTGGATTTGATGATGAATTAAAGAGAGCCTTACGGGAAAAAAGTCAATTTGAAAATTCAGAAACATACAGGAGAAATAGAGAGCCGTCAAACGTTTTGCACATGGCCGAACACGAATTAATAGAATTTGTTGGCGGAAACTTAGTTGATATTAACGGTGCGATTCTAGATATTAATTATAAAAAATTAAACTATGGAAATAATAATTCTGTACCAGAAGAAATAAGCGAAAAAGAATATGAAGATGCAAGAAAAATTAGTCGTCGTGGTATAGGTTGTCACTTTCAGCTATCAACAAATACAAA